TCATTATACAGATGGCGGACCTTGGTTTGATAACTACCAAGAAACAATGTATAGTGATAAGTGGATTGAACTAAAAGAACAAATGCAAAATGAAGGGAAGTAAGTTTAATAATCAAATTACTCTAGTAATGACATGGTATGGTCAAGAGGATCATCTCATGAATCAAATGGAATTTTATAATAGGATGGCACAAAAATATCCTAGAAATATTCCAAGGTTAGTCGTAATTAATGACGGCCATGAAGAAGGAAGACAGTTTTTTAGAAATTGTATTAAAATTCATAGAGACAGGTTTGAATTAATTGGTATTGATGTGATGGATGATGTGGGATTTAATTCTCATGCATGTAGAAATCTAGGTGTAAAATATGCCAAGACTGATTGGATATATTTAATGGACGTAGACTGTTATGAATCGCCAGGACTATATGAGCATCTTAGATTTCACAAAGAACTTAGAGATGATATGTATTATGTTCCTAAAGTAGATATGGAGTCACCAGAAAATATGTCTGGTTATGAATTGCTATGTCCGAAAGGAATTATAAAATATAAGACTCATCCTAATACTTGGGTCATGACAAAAGAATGCTTTTGGTCAACTGGAGGATATGATATTGAGTGTCAAGGTGTAAGACATGGCGACGCTGAATTCTTCACTGCTATTGGAAGACCTGGTGTAAAAGAATGGGATTATGATTTAGTTAGTGATGATGATGACAAAAGAATGATAGTAAAGACCCCAAGAAGAGATTCATTCTACATTAGACAAGAAAGAGGCAAACAAAAACAGGCAGCAGAAATAATTAACTATATTAGAGTTAGGAATAATAATCCGTACCACAAGTATAGAAAAACCTTGTGGAACACACCCTTTGAATTAGTATGACAAAACAAGTAGAACTTAAAGTCGTAAGCTCATCTGAGTTTGCTAAGATGATAAATGAAACCGTAGCAGAGAGTAATGGCACAATAAACCATTTAGAAGCAGTGCAAGAATTTTTAGAACAGAACGAAGAGATTGAACCGGAAACAATTGCATCATTGATACAAAGAAATCAAAAGCTAAAAGCTATTCTTTATCAAGATGCAGAGACATTAAACTTAGTAGAAAAAGAGAGCAGGCTGCCAGTTGATTAGAGGTACTATAAAAAGAGTGGAACCATATGAAGCATACATCAAATACTTAGCACTAAAGTCTCATTTTACTCAAAAGAAATATGACTTCGTAAAGTATAATGGTAAGGTCAAGGCTTGGCGTACTACATTCGAAACTAGAAAAGACAAATACTTTTTCTATAAGCTAAGCAAGATGAAAGATCCTGTAGAGTTTCTTATTGCTAACTTTATAGATAATGATGATTTTTATGTAGGTGATATCAGAGATGATAAAGCTAATGAAGTGTATATGGAATACAAAAAGAGACAACAAGCTCTATCATATACATTTAAAAGCGACCTAGGTAAAATGAAAGAGGACTTCAATGAAAATATTGTTGTTCCTAAAAACGAACACCCCTATCTGTTAAGGTTATACATGCGAAGAGATATTTGCATAGAAACGTTGACTTTAATTAATAGATGTGTTAATATATTCAACTATTGGGATAAGGAATTGGAAGGAGACATTATGTGGCCAACCATTAAAATGAAAGCTGAAAAGTTCTCACCCTTCCTCAATGTTGACATAAATAAGTATAGAGAGATTATTCTTTCTACATTTAATAAAACGTAATAAAACGACATACAACGCGATATACCGCATACAGGAGAAATACTATGTCTGATTCATTTCAAGCGCTTAAGCGCAATCGTACTGAGGGCTTTGATAAGCTAACTCAATCATTAAATAAACTTAACCAAAAGTCTAGCGGACCTGGACCTGATGAGCGTTTCTGGAAACCAGAAGTCGACAAAGCAGGTAACGGATATGCTGTGATTAGGTTCTTGCCAGAACCAGAAGGTGAGGATGTTCCATTCGTAAGAATTTGGGATCATGGATTCCAAGGACCAGGCGGATGGTTTATTGAAAACTCATTGACTACACTTGGTCAAAAAGATCCAGTATCTGAATATAACTCAATGTTATGGAACTCAGGTATTGAGTCTAATAAAGAGAAGGCTAGAAAGCAAAAGAGACGTTTATCTTTTATTTCTAATATCTATGTTGTTAAAGATCCATCTAATCCAGAAAACGAAGGAAAAGTATTCCTTTACAAGTATGGTAAGAAAATCTTTGATAAGTTGAACGAGGCTATGAATCCTCAGTTCGAAGATGAGAAGCCAGTAAACCCATTTGACTTATGGGAAGGTGCTGACTTTAAACTTAAAATCAGAAACGTCGAAGGTTATAGAAACTACGACAAGTCTGAGCTAGATATTCCTGCTCCTTTGTTTGACGAAGAAGAGGCATTAGAGTCTACATGGAAATCACAGTATAAACTATCTGAGTTCGTTGATCCTTCTAACTTCAAAACTTATGAAGAGCTTCAAACAAAACTCAATAGGGTACTAGGTTTAGATGGAGCTGCTCCAAGCACTACTGCTGAAAGCAACTTTGATGCTGAACCACCTGCAGAGATTCCTTCAGCACCAGCTGCTGCTCAACCAGAGTTAGCTTCTGATGATGACGAGTCATTAGACTTCTTTAAGAAACTAGCAGAAGACTAATATGGCAAAGGTTCTAGTACTCCTTTCTGGAGGCTGTGAGTCTACAGCATTACTAGAGCATGCAAAGCAAAAAGGACATGACGTTATGGCAATGCATGTCCTTTTTTCTGAAACTTCACTTCAAGAAATAGATAGTTGCAAGGAATTTTGCAAATACTATGACGTGCCTTTATACTTTCCGTCTATTGAAAATAAATCATTTAATAATAAACATCATCTAAGAGCTATCCCTTATGATATTATATCTTGGATATTAATAGCAGCATCATCTGCCATAAGAGCTCAAGACATTGCGGAAGTTTGGTATGGTGCTTGTTTCAATGATGACTTAACTACTATTGGTAAACTAGATACTTTATGGAAACTTTTGAGAGACGTATCTGATAAACCAATTAATACGGTTATAAGATCACCTTTATACAAATTTTCTAAAATAGAACAATATACATCAATACCAATAGAAATTAGGAAGCATGTTGTTTATTGTTGGAAGGATAGAAAAAACCCTTGTGGCGAATGTAATAAATGTAATGAATGGAAAGAGCAGGGATTAACTAAGCATGGCTAACTAGGTAAACCTGGACCTATCTTTCTTTTAAAGTTTGCGTCTGGCTGTCTTGTAACAGTTGTTACATTGCTTACTGATTGATTAGTTGATCCGCCTACGTTATTCATGGTAAACCTTCCTTGACCACCGCCAGCATAACCAGCTCTCTTTTCTTCTAACTCTGCTTGTCTATCACTTAGAGTTACGCCTGAAGCTGATCCATTTTGTCTACCTAACATAGCAGCTGCATCTTCTTGGAACTCAGCAGCAACAATTCCAGCACCTTTAGTTTGAATAGCTGAATCAATAGCAGATACTACTTTATCCTTTTCAAGTGTTACTGTTCTACCTCTATCATCTTTAGCAAGGTAATTTCCATCTCCATCTTTACCAGTAACAGTATACTCATCTTTCTTAGCACCTAAGTCCTTAAGTCCAGATACCTTAATAGGATATATCTCTTTATCACTTACGCTTCTACCTACTCCAACATCAATAGTAGACTCAACTTGTTTAGTTGCATCGGCTCCTGCTTTATCAGCTCCTTCAGTAGTCTTAGCTGCATCGGCTTCTGCCTCATTTAGATTAGGAGCTTTAGGTTTATCTCCACCACCCATGACGGCATTAAACCCTTTCATAAATCCTTCTTTAGGAGAAAGACCGCCTGGTAATAATGCTGCAATACCTCCAGCAATACCAGCTGCTAATGCATATGGGAATTTAATTATCTTCATTGCAACGCTAGAGACGAATTTAAGAACATCAAATACTTTAGCAACAATTCCACCAAATGAGAAATCAAAACTATTAAGTTTTTCTTTGACGCCTTCAAATCCTAATGCACCTGCAATCCAACCTATAATATTTTTAACTAAGTTAAGCGGTGCAGCAATTAAGAAATCTAATAAACCAGTTATTGCTCCTTGTAGACCACCGAGTAT